GAGCTGCCGGGTCAGGCCGTCGTGGACGACGTCCAGCGCCTCGAGGGCGTCCTGGCGGCTGGGCAGGGTCCAGCCGGCCGAGGCCTCGGCGGCGGCCACGGCCGCGCCGCGGCGGATCAGGGCGATGGCGGCGTCTTTGGCACCGGCCTCCTGACGAGCGGCCAGGGGCGCGGTGTTGGGCAACTCGCCGGGCAGCTGGTCCTCGCCGGCGCTGGCCAGGCTGCGGTAGAGGCCCAGGGCGCGGCCGGGCTCGCCCAGCATGTTGTCGATCTGGCCGATGCTGGAGAGGATGGCGGCGCCCAGCTCGCCGGGCAGGCGGATCAGCCGGCCGATGGTGCCGGTGACGTCGCCGACCACGGCTTCGATCTCGCCGAGGGTGGCGAGGATGGCGCCCTCCACCGCGGCCACGCGGCTCTCGACCAGATCGAGGATCTCGAAGGCGGCGGTGAAGTCGTCGAGGATGGCATCGAAGGCACTGCCGGCCTCGTCGGCGACCACCCGCTGGGTGTCGGCCACGGCGGTGGGCAGGCGCGGCTCGTCGCCGGCGCGCACCACGGTGAGGATGACGCGGGCCATGCCGCCCTCGCGGGTGCTCTCGGTGATGCGCGAGTCGGTGACCACCACCCGGGCGGTGCCGTAGTAGCTGTGGCGCATCTCGGCGGCACCGGGCAGCTCCAGGGCCTCGGCCAGGCGGTTGCGCTGGATGTCGTAGTCGTCGCCGATCAGGTAGCCGGTGACGCGCCACTCGCGGGTCTGGCGGCCGAGATCCTCGGCGTAGGGCTGGTCGCGCAGCGGGTACTCGTGCACCTGCACCCGCCGGCCGGGGCTGATGCTGCCCCGCTCCAGGTAGAGGGTGACGCCGCGCCATTCGGCGGTGCCGTCGCCGATTCGATCACGCCAGCTCATTGGGCTAAGCTCCTGGGACTCATGGAGGATGAATGATGCTCAGCAAAGTGATTCGGTACGGAGGGGGCGGCTTCCTGGTGCTTTCCGCGCTGGCCGCCATGTACGGCGTGATCAGCGCCCAGGCAGATGCCCCGGATTCCATCGACATGCAACACGCGACGGAGGCCTCGGAAGCGCAGCGCCAGCAGGCTCGTGGCGTGCTGTCGAGCTTTCTGGACTCTTGCCCGCACGTTGAAGGTGTCTTCAAGCACCGGATATCCGAACCCGACGTCGAGCTGATCTCTCCCATGCCGTACCGCGCCGATCGCTACGGTTGGCCGTGGGAGGTCCATATCAGCTTCGTGGTCGATGAGGATGGAGGCATCGCGAGCGGCCATACCCTCGACTACTACGCCTGGGATGACGGCTGGGTGGTGCAGAAGTCGGAGGGCGCCGAGTTCTGCGATAAGCCGCCGGAACACATGAAGGACACCTACGTCGCCTTTGACGATCACTGACATCACGGCATCGACCTCCAGTCGCCGAGGTCGACGTCGATCTCCGGGCCACCATCCCGCTCGGCCTGGACGTCTCTCACCCGCCCATCCTGATCCAGCTGAATCCGCACCGTGCTCTCGCCCTCGTTGATGGCGACGGCACGGCGCGCCTCGTCGTTGCCTAACGCGGCCAGGGTGCGTGCGACGATCTCGCCGATCTTGTCGCCGGCGGCGGTGCCCTCCAGGAGGTAGCGATCAATCAGGGTGCCGATGCCATAGCCGGCCCCGAAGGCCCCGGCCACCGGCACGGCCCGGGAGCCCACAGCCAGGGCACCGCTGATGGCTCGGCTGCTGAGCCCGGCTCGAGCCGTGGACGGTGAAGGGCTGCCGCCGGCGCGCGGCGTGGAGCGGGTGGTGGGCGGCGTGTAGCCACCACCCTTACGGGTGCCGGTGGTACGCCGACCCGGGCCGCGGCCACCGGGGCCGCCCGCGCCCCAGTTGGTGACGTAGACCGGCACCGGCGCAGCGCGGCTGGCGGCGCTGCCCAGGTCGCCGGCGATGCCGCCGGTGGTGCTACGCCCGGCGCCCCAGATGCTCCTGGCGCCCCGGCCGAGATCCGCGCCCAGCCGCCCCAGGGAGCGCAGTGCATAGAGCCCGGCCAGGCCACCGGCGGCCATCCCGCCGATCTTCAGCCACCGATCGACGGTCTCCTGGTCGAGGCTGTTCAGTGCATCGGCGGCGGCCTGGATGTGCTCGCTCAGGTTGGAATCGGAAAAGTCGCGCCAGGCGCTTGAGAGGTTGCGCAAGGCACCGGCCGCGGTATCAGCGGCACGGGCCGAGTCCCCCATGGTGGCCGAGCCATCCCCCTGCACCTGGAAGAATCGCTCCATGCTCTCGACGGCGCCGGTGCGGTTGTACTCGCCCATGACGGCGTTGAAGGCTCGCAGCGCCTCACTGTCGGGGAATGCCTGGGACATCCTGGAGGCCCGGCCATCCGCCGCTTCGACCAGCTCGACCATCAGCTCGTTGATCGGGCGCAGCACTTCACGCCCTTCCTTCAATGCCTCCTGGTCGAAGATCTGCACGCCGCTCAGGCGCGAGATTTCGGCGGCCTTTTCGGCATTCTGGAAGGTGCGTAGCAGGGCCTCGAAGGCGGTCGCCGCCTGCTCGGAGCTGCCGGTACCCATGCGGATGACCTGCAACGCCGCGCCCATCTCGCGAATCGCCCGCGGCCCTTCCCGGCCGAGGGCGGTATAGGCGGTAACGACACGCGGGCCGAGGTTGGCCAGCTCAGCGAGCGTGAATGCACCGGACTTGCCCTGCTCGTTAAGGGTGTCGATGGAGCGCAGCACTTCATCGAAGTCCCGAATCCCCATCTTCTGAAACTCGGCGAGGATCTCGCCGATGCTGTTGCCCTGGGCGCCGGTCGCCGAGATGGCGGCGCCGATGTTGCGCAGGTTCTGCTCGGCGAATTCCAGGTCGCCGGTCTTCTCGACGATGGCCTCGACGGCGGCGGTGATCTGCGCCGGGTCGACCCGGATGTCCGATTCCCGGGCGGTCTCGAATATCTTGCGGCGCAGCGCTTCCATGTCCTCTTCGCTGCGGCCGGCGGCGATCCCCAGCCGGGTGAAGCGCTCCTCGAGGGCGACCAGGTTGCGCACGGTGCCAAAGCCGGCGGCACCGGTGGCCAACGCCGTCCAGCGGTTGCCGACGCTGTCGATCATGCTGCCCACCCCACCAGCGGCCCGGCGCAGGCGGCCCATGTGCCGCTGCCCGGAACTGGCCATGGAACGCATGGCCCCCTCGTAGCGCCGCGCCTGGCGCTCGAGGTTGCCGCGCAGGTCCATGATCACGCTGGCACGCAGTTCGCTCATCGAGACTCTCGCTCTGGCTTGGAGTGGGTGTGCTGCATGTATCCGATCAGGCGGCGCAGGGTGAGGTCTCGCTGCTCGGCCTCACTCCAGCCCGTCCAGGTGGCGATCGCCCAGATCGCGCTAGGCAGGCGCCTGGCGATCGCCTGTATCTCGCCCCCGCTGGTCGGCTCCGTCCCGAACCTGGCCGACGGCCGCGCCGTCGAGCTGCTCGGAGCGGGCCAGCAGCAGGTTGAGATCCTCCGGCGTGAGCCGGTGCAGGTACTTGAGGTCCAGCGGGCCGCTCATGTCGCCGACGGAGACGATCTGGCGGCGCAGCACCTCGACGCCGACCCGTGAGGGGCTGGCCACCAGTACCGGCTCGACGCCGCCGTCGCTGGTGGGCGAATAGACCAGGCGCTCGGCGGCCTCCTGGGCATCCAGCACGTCGCCGGCGGTGGCTTCGCGCAGCACCACCTGATAGTGGGTTTCCTCGCCGAGGGTGAGCCCGGCGGCCAGGGTGACGGTGACTCGGGTACCGGCCATCAGAGACGCTCCAGGCCCATGCCGGACCAGTTGAGGCGAATGTTGCCGCCGCTGATCTCGACGGTGTCGGTGACGAAGGCGCGGCGCAGCAGGTAGGCATCGCCGGTGTCCGTCTGGGTGATCACCGTGGCGTTCTTGATCCGGCTCAGGGCGATCAGGTCGGTGTCCTCGGTGTGGCGCACGGTGGTGGTCAGCGTCGGCGCCTCCGGGGTCTCCCGGTAGCCCTGCACGCCCTTCGGCCCCGTCACCGGCTCGCGGCTGACGCCGCCGACGTTGAGGGTGGAGTCGACGTCGGTGAGCATCTCGGTGCCGTCGACCTTCACCGAGGACTTGCCTGTGAGTTGCGTCATGGTTCAAGCACTCCTTAAACGGCGGTTACAGACCGCCTATCAGCGCCGACTCTTATCGACGAAATTGGGTCTGCATCGCGTGGATGCGGTACTGGCCGACCAGCTTCGGCGAGTCGATGACGTTGAGCCGGCTGGGGTCGTCCGGGTCGATGCTGGCGGACAGGCTCTCGGCGTAGCCGTCGTAATCCTGCACCCAGCCGCTGGTCAGGAAGCCGCGGTAGAGGTCGAGCAGCTCAGCCTTGGCCAGCAGAGGGGTCATGATCGGCTGGCCTTCGCCGTACTGGTCGGCATCGGCATCGCTGGCGAGCTTGTGGCGCGGGTACTTGGAGAGGATCCGCGAGATCTGCTCGTAGCGGATGCGCTCCAGGGTCTCGGGCGTTTGGATGTCCAGGTAGGCATCCGAGTCCACACCGGCGTCGTTGACCTGGTAGGTGGTAATCTCGCGGTTGATCTGCACCGTGCCGTCGTCGGCCACGGTGAAGGTCGCGATGCCGTCGAACAGCAGCAGGTTGCGCTCGGCCTTGGTCCAGCGATCCGGCTTGGCCGGGCCGATCAGGCCGGGCAGCGCCAGGTACTGCAGCGGGCGGGCCGGGTCCACGCTGAGGCTGCCAGCGGCGACGATGGCGTAGGTGGCGGCCCACAGCCAGGTGGGGCTGACGGCCTGGCCGGTGCCCATCACGGTGAGGTGCGGGCTGTTGAGGCCGCTGCCGAAGGTGCCGGTTTCCGAGTGGGTGCCGCGGAAGGCGCCGAAGGCCCGGCCGCCCTGCTGCACCATGGGCCCGTAGCGGCGGTCCAGCTCGGTGGTCAGGGCATCCAGGTTGGCGGTGTCGGTGTAGGGGCAGACGATGTAGTGGTACCACTCGTCGCCCATGGCGGCGATGGCGTCGCCGAGGTCGGGGTTGGCCGAGCCGCCGCTCATGGCGGTGATATCGACGGTGATGCCTTCCACGCCGGTCTCGCCTTTGGCGCCCAGCACCAGGGCGATGTCGTTGCCGGTCTCGCCCGCCCATTTGCAGGTGACGTCGACCTGCTCGGGGGTGGTGCCGTTGATCACCGCGGTGACCGGCAGGCGGTCGTTGGCACCGATGGCGTCGACCACGGCCTGGGCGATGGTGGCGGCGTCGTCGGTGGCGTCCACGCCCACCCGCACCCGGTAGCCGGCAACGTAGAGCGCCAGGGTGCCGGAGCGCAGCGCGGTACCGGCGACGGTCAGCGAGCCGCTCGCCTTGGCGCCGGCCTGGTCGTCGTCCAGGGGCAGCGCGTAGGTCTCCATGTAGGGATCGATGTCGAGCACGGTGCGCAGCATCTCGGCGAGCATGGAGCCGCGGCCGTAGTAGCGGTCGGCCTGCTCGCCGCTGGTCACCCGGTCGAGGGACAGGGCGTCCTTCTCGCCGGCCGTGGCGCGCTGACCGAGCACCAGCAGGCGGGTCTGCCACACGCCGCTGTTGGCCAGGCGCGAGTCGAACTCGATGAACACGCCCGGGATGCGCAGGGCGCTGGGGATGTCGTTGAAGACAGCGGCGGTGATGGTCATCGTCTGTTACTCCTTGCTCTCGGCGGCGGGCTTGGCAGGCTTCTTTGGCGGCTGGGCCTTGACCAGATCGCCGTCACGCAGGCGACGACGGACGTAGGGGGTCAGCTCGACGTGGGCGCCCTCTGCCGGGATCGGCTTGCCGTTCTCGCGGCGCACCTGGAGCCGGCCCTGGGCGGGCTTGTCGGGGTCGATGGAACGCGGCTTGACGTAGATCTTGGCCACGGGGCAGTCCTCCTGGGCGGTGTCTGGGCCAGTTCGCGCGCTATTGCGGGAGCTCGGCGCGGCTGTGGGTGTCGGGGTCGTCTTCGTCGCCCACCTGGTGGGTGGCGGTGTAGAGCGTGAAGGGCGCGAGGTCGTTGACGTCGAAGGCCGCCGGGAACATCAGCTTGAGCCGATAGGCGGCGCCGTAGATGACCACCCCCTCATTGTCGAAGTGGTCGGCGTAGAGGTTGTCGAGGTTCTCGAAGGCCAGGGTGCCCACGCCGTCGACGCTCAGGTTGTGCACCGCCGGCACCACGCGCTCGAGCAGCTCGTAGGCGCCGACCTGGCGAGAGTTGCCGCGACGCCGCTCGCGTTCGCCGCTGGCATGGCCGGTCACCACGTACACCACGTAGCGGGCGTGGGCGACGGGCTGCCTCGAGCTGCCCTCTCCCTTGGCGCCGCCCCAGGCCACGTAGATGCCGGGCACCTTGCGCAGCGCGGCGCGCAGCGTCTTGTTGTCCCAGCGGCCCGGCAGGTCGGCGACGGTCTTCACGCTGTCGCCGACCACCTCCTGGCAGCGCGCGATGATGGCGTCCTCGATCTCGGCCAGCATCAGAAGCCCCCTCCATCGAACACGTTGCGCCCCGTCTCGAACTGCACGCCTCCCGCCGAGCCCTCGCCCGGGGCCCTGATCCCGAGCTTCACGTCACCCTTGGCCACGGCGCGCAGGAACTTGATGGCGTCGTCGTAGCGCTTGGTGACCTGCTCGGTGGCGCGATCGTCGTACAGCCGATAGCGAGCGATGTCGCAGGCATAGGCGGTAACGATGCGCGGCACCGTGGCCAGCGGCACCGGGTAGCCGGCGGCGGCGACGTAGCCGTCGATCTCGCCGTCGGCGTCCTCGATGGCGCGATCGACGATGTCCTGGGCGATGGTCACGCCGTCATCCTCGGCGGCGAGGTCGAGCAGCTCGTCCTCGCCGAAGCGCGCCTGGAGGTCGGTCAGGGTGCAGTACGGCATGGGTTACGCCTCCGGCTCGCCGTCGTCCTCGGCCGGGAAGGTGCACTCCTCGACCTCGAGGGCAGGGTCGGCCTGCAGCTGCTCGACTTGCTCGTCGGTCAGCGCCGAGCGTGCGATGCCGAGCCCTTCGCGGGTGAAGCGGAAGCCGGCGCGGCGGCGGCTCTTGAAGCGCCGCTTGGTGCGCACGAACAGCGCGGGGATCTCGGCCTGGTCGCGGCGTTCCTTGGCGTCCTTCGCGGCGCCTTTGGCATCGTCGCCCTGGCCGGACGGTGCCGGGGCCTGGGTGGCGGCGGCCTGTTCGCCGGCGTCGGTCTGGCCCGCCTCAGGCGCTTGCGCGCTGTCATCGGCATTGGGCGCAGCGGTCTCCGCCTGGTCGTCCTTGGGCGCCTCGGCGGCCTTGGCCTCTTCCGTCTTGGCCTCTTGCGCCTGGGGCTGGGCGGCCTTGGTGCTGCGTGTCTTGCGAGGGGTGGTCTTCGGGGTCGCCATGATGGCCTCCTGGTCGGGCCGCCGCCCGGCTGGGCGGCGGCGCGGGCTATCGGTCAGCCGCCGCTATCAGGCGCTGGCCAGCCAGGGGTTGAGGATCAGCTGCGAGGTGTTGGCCCACTCGTTGGTCTCGCCGCCGGAGGCCAGCTGGTTCTGCAGCACCTTGCGCGCGGCGCCTTCCATGGAGCTGGGCACCATGGTGTGGGTGTGGCGCAGGCCCAGCGGGCGCCCGTAGTCGCCCTTGAGCTTCTGCAGCTGCTCGCGGGCGGCCTTGTAGTTGGCGGCATCGAAGGGCTGGTTGGAGCGCACCACCAGCATCCACAGGCCGGGGCCGGAGTTGACCCGCGCATCGGTGCCGAACATGAACTCGTCGGTCATGAAGACCTTGGAGTCCATCAGGTCGGTCAGGGCGCGGAAGTCGTAGTCGCGGCGGCGCTGGAACACCATCGGCTTGATCGCCCGCGAGCAGTCCATGACGTACCAGGCATCGCCGGAGCCGCCCATGTCGTTGCTGACGGAGATCTCGTTGCCGCTCTTGTCCAGCACCGGGTGATCGGCGTCGAACAGCGGCTGGCCATCGAAGCACTCGGGGTTGGCCTCCAGGGCCTCCACGGCGAGCTCGTTGGGGTGCTCGCGGCTGGAGCGGCCGAACTCCTGGAACACCGGCGCCCACAGGCCGTAGGTGTCGTCCTCGATGTTGTCGCGGGGCACGCCGGCGGTCAGCTCGAACTTGCGGTTCTTGATGCTGAAGTCGGCACCCTCGAGGCCGTGCACGACCCGGTCACCCAGCCACTCGCGCATGCGCGGCAGGCTCTTGAGCCAGGGGTAGACCTCCACGGCGGTGCTGGAAGGCACCACGGTGCAGAACTGCTCGAAGAGCGCGGCCTCCGCACCCAGCGAGCTCTGGCCCTGCTGGAAGTTCGTGCGATAGCCCTTGAACAGGGCTTGAAGGTTGGCGGACGTAAGATCCATGTCGGGCTCCTATCAGGCGGTGGGATCGATGCGGACCCAGACCCCGGCGTCGTCGATATCATCGACGGTGCCGGCGGCAGAGCGTGTACCTGTGCCATCGGTGGCGGCGACGGTCTGGTCGTCGACCAGGTAGCAGGTGGTGCCGATCAGGGTCCGGTCGATCGGATCGCCGCCGTCATTGGCGAAGCGGAAGCAGCCGCGCTCGATCTCGACGATCTCGTCGCCATCGGCGCCGTTGGTGTTGTCGACCTGGGCATGGAACACGCCCAGGGCGGTGAGGCCGGTGGCCGTGGTGGCAGGCGCGGCGTAACCACTGGCGTTCATCACCGCGATGGCGCCGGCGTAGCACAGCGCGCTGGCGGCGACGGGATGGCTGCGCCGACGGTCGGCGCGGGTCGGGGTGTTGCGGTTCTGGGTAGCGGCGACCATGGTGGCGCTCTCCTCTCGGTGACGTGGCGTGCCGGGTTACTCGGCGACCGGGTTGGCCTTGCGGTAGTCCTCGGGCGAGATGCCCGTGGCCTTGCACACCGCCAGCTCCTGTTCAGAGAGGCCGTGCGGACCCTTGCCGCCCTCGCCGCCGCCCTGGGGCGCCTTGCCGCCGGTCTGGGTATCGCCCTTGAGTGCGGCGATGCTCGGGGCGTCCTCCAGGTGGGCCTTGAGCGCGGCCATGCCCTGACCCTTGAGCCAATCGGCGGTGGCCTTGCCGGCGATGCGGCCATCCTTGAGGCCTTCCTCGATCAGGCGGTCCATCTCCTGGGCGTCACCGCCGGCCTTGAGGGCGGCCAACTGCTGGGCGGTCTCGTCATAGACGGCCTTGGGCACGTACTTGGTGGGGTCCGGCTCGGCTTTCTCACCACCGGCCGGCTGGGCCTCGGCCTGGGTCTTGAGCGCGGCGACCGCCTCGGCGGGCTTGTCGTCGTCCTTGAGGCTCAGCGCCTCACGCACGCCGTCGGCCTCGCCGGCCTTGGCCTTCAGGGCGGCGATGGCGCCGTCGATCTGCTCGTCGGTGGCGTCGGCCTTGAGGCCGAGCGCCTTGATCAGCTGTTCGCGGTTCACGGTGGAATCCTCGTCTTGCGGTGAGGCAGTACTGGACGCCCGGCGTGCGGCCGCCAGCTCGGCGATGCCATCGTCGATGGCGGGGGTGTTGGTCAGGGCGAGATGCAGCAGGTCCAGCACGGCGCCGGACTCGGCGTCGTACGGGAACACGGGAGAGAGGTAGCGGTACTCGCCGCCGTCGATCATCTGCCTGGCACGATCGGTCCACTGGATGCGCCCGTAGAGGCCGTCGTCACGCCACTCGAGAGAGCGCGGTTCGACCCAGCCGGCGGCCGGCGCGGGCTTGCCGTTGCGATCAGCGAGCAGCGTCTGGTGCTCGTAGTCGATGGCAATGTCGGTGGAGCGCGTGGAGGCGAGTGCCATCAGCGATCGCGCGCCCTGGGCATCCAGATGCCAGGGGCCTTGCCCGGCCATCGAGCCGCGCGGTGCGTCGAAGGTGCCGGCGGGGATCAGCCGTGTCTTGTCGTCGCCGGTGGTGACGGCCAGGGCACACACCGCCACCGGATGCTCCGGGCGGGATGCCGACAAGACGGCCAGGGGTGAGGTGGTGCGTGAAGTGATCATGCCCGCAGCATGGCGGGCATGAGGGTGGGGCTGGATTTAAAGCGTCTTAGCCATTAAAGCCAAAAGGGTCTGGTGCCGGCACGTACTCCGGCACAGGCCCCTCTGACAGACCTAGGTCAACCAGAAATTTTCCGTAAGCAGTGACATCGTAATCAATTACCCCACTACCAATGTCATCCAAAGTAGCTTGCTCGATCCCTTGAGCCCGTAAGAAGCCTGCTGTAGAGAGACTTTGCTCTACGTCCTTGTTTTTACGCTGCCGCTTCCCCTGGCGCAGGTTTTTAAGATAAGCAAAGTCTTCCGAGATGGCTCTATTTACCATTTTGCAAAGCCGCATCAGGTCAGGGACATCGAAGTGTCCCTTGGCACAGGCTACCAGCAGCCTCCCGAATATGCGGGGCTTGTCGGGATCCTCGGCCCTCTCAATCAGGATAATCATGGTCTCCCCGAATCGATCAGCCTCTTTAGGATCCTCGAACTTCTCTGCCAAGTCGGCACGCTCCTCACCTTCCATCTGGTTGGCTTCTTGAAGAAAGCGAGCAAGCTTGTTGGTGAACACCTGATCTCGAGCACTCTGGACAGCGTTGTAGGACTTAAAGGCAAGGCCAAAAACCGGGATCTGCCCGAGAAACTCAGACTCTATAAGTGCGCCCGTGGCAATATCCGCCCCATCCGACAAAAGCTCCCGAGTCTCCTGTGATCCCAAGACTCGCTTCCAGCCATCCTGCCGTGATGTACTCATCAGCCACCTCCCCATGCTGTGATGTATGCGCCACATCGAAACCTAACGCACCTCTAACGTGCCTACGGGGCCTGATGACGAGTCAGCTGCCTCTATGGGCCGCCAACGCCTCACAGGGCCTCCTTTGGCGATCACTGTCTCTCGGCCGGGTAAATGTGCGAGACGGTGATGTGCTTGGGCACCATGGTCGCGTGGTTGAGGTCGGCCCGATACGTCACCGTGACATCCGCGTGGACCTCCGGGCGAAAGGCGATGGCCCTGATGTCCACGCCGTCCTCGAAATAGATCTTCAACCGCTTGTCGCCCACGACACTGGGCAGCACACCCCACCAGCCGCTGTCGGTCTTGTCACGGTCCAGTGCCCGAATCTGCAGCAGCACGTTCTGGGAAGGAAGGTCGTGTTCCTGGGCGTTGAGGTTGGCGTCGAACGGCACCTCCGCCATCGCCTCGGCGGGGATCGCCACGTTCGAGCCGGCATCGCCCACATGCAGAGAAGCGTTTGAATGATCGGCGATGGGCTTTGTCACTCCCATGGCAGCTCGCACCAGCTCCTTGCGATTTCCCCCAGTGGCATAGGCAAGCGCGTCTTCCAGCGTCTCCTGGGGCACGTCGATCTGGTCAGCCGTGAGATTGATGATGGTGTTGTGGTTGCCCTGGATCGAAGGAGCGTCGTCCTTGGTGAAATCGGTCAGCAGCTTGTAGCTGTCGCTAATCAGCAGCAGCACCAGCATCGTGAGCAACCCGTATTTGAGCGGTTTCCCCATGGGATGGGTCTCCAGGAACTTTATCAGCGCATCTCGCTGCTCCGGGGTACTGAGAAACACCAGCATCCCCAGCGCCTCGATCAGGCTGCCCGACTCGATCCGCTGCACGCTCAGCTCGTAGCGGTCGATATCCACGCCACTCAGCTGCGACAGCATGATCGGCAGCCGCTTGGCCAGCTTCTCCATGGCAAGCAAGGAGTCGGCCACATCCTTGATCGCCACCGGCTCTTCCGTATTGAAGTACAGCTGCAGAGGCATCTCCACGCTGTACACCTCGTCTTGTTCTTCCTTTGTCACATGAGCCTCCTGTTCCCGTGCGGGCTAAACGTTAGAGACCATGCGGACCAAAATCAATTGAGCGTTAGATACCAGAAGTTGGAGGCGGCCAAACTCAGCTCAACGGGACTTCCAGGTAGTCAATCAAGGTCTGTAGCGCCTGGGCTTCGTCGTCGTCCGACAGGCCGAGCCAGGGGCGGGCCGGGATGCCGCGGTCGTCGTCGCCGAAGTGGTGGGTGGCGCCGTAGACGCGGTCGGTACCGAACTCCAGCTGGTCGGAACCGGCCTCGTAGCGCAGGGTGTCGCGCAGGAAGCCGTTGAGCACCAGGATCTTGTCCTTGCGGCGCCGCTTGCGGTCGCGATAGGCCGGGTCCAGCGGCGCCCAGGGATCGCCCGCGGGCGAGACCTGCTGGTCGAAGCGAGCCCGGTGGGCGCGATCGAGATCCTCGCCGATCGCCTCGAAGGCGGGCTTGGCGTCACGCCCACGCTCGATCAGCTCGCCAAGGGCGCGCTTGACGCGCCGGTCGTCGAACTCGTACTCGAGCCGAATCCCTGCCATCAGTCCTCCTCCTCGCGACGGTAGAGCCGCACGCCCTGGCGCCAAACCTCGAGTTCATCGAGATCCCGAAGGCGCTGGCCGCTCCAGCCGTCGCGCCCCCACTCCACCAGCATCAGGCCTTCCTCGCCGCCGGCCAGCACCAGCCGCGCCAGGTAGCGGCGGCGCAGGCGCGGCCGCTGCTCGCCGTCATCGCCCAGGTCCAGCAGCGACCAGATCTCGTCGGGGGCTCGCAGGGCCTCGGCCAGCAGCGTCACCTGGGGGCCTTCCTCCAGCGGCAGCCGCCAGCCGCCGCGGCCATCGGCAAACAGCGCCTCGCTGATCGCCAGCGGTTCGCCCACGGCATCCTCGAAGCGCACGGCATCGCCGCCCCGCCGGGCACCGAAGGCGCGCAGGAAGGCGTCGACGTAGGCCTCGTCGTCCTGACCGGCCTCGGGCAGCGCGGTCTCGCCGGCGCGATAGTCGGGCATGGAGTCCCCGGCGCGCCGCTCGGGCAGCCCCCGGGTGGCTCGGCCGACCGGCTCGCCCAGCGGCGAGGGGCTGAGGGCATTGCCCCGGCCGCTGCCGGGACGGTGCTCGAAACCCGGGTCGATGCCCTTGGGCACGCGCACGGTGCGCGGGCTGGGCCCGTTCTCGCCGATCGTGCGCTCCTGCCAGTCGATCTCGGGGCCGCGCTCCTGGACGGTGTAGCCCTCCCGCTCGGCCTGCTCGCGGCTGATCATGTACTTCTTGCAGCTGCAGCCCCAGCCGTTCTTGGGGGTCCAGGTGTCCCACCAGGGATCGTCCAGCGGCACCACCTTGCCGTCGTTGGCCAGGTGCTCGGGGCGCGGGTCGTCGCTGCCGCCGTGGCGATACAGGCCATAGGGGCGCAGGCGACGCAGCTCAGGGTCGGCCATCTGCGCCTCGCGCCCGGCGTGGTAGCTCTGCATCAGGTTGGTCTCGAAGATCAGCCGGCTGCGCCAGCCACGGCTGCCCCGGTAGGACCAGCCATGGCGTTGGACGATGTCGTCGAAGTCGCGTCGGAAGTCGGCAATGGTGCCACCCTCGGCGATGCGCTTCTGGATGCTGCGCTGGAAGTCCTCGACCAGCGCATGGCGGCTGGCTCCGGCGACCATGAAGGCCTGATCGTGCTCGGCCCCGTAGACGTCCGTCCATGTGCGGGTAGGCATAGCCACCTGCTCGCGAAGGTAGTCGAGCTGCTCGCGGAACGGCAGGTTGCCGTAGCGCACCGCCATCAGCGCACCTCCTCGAGGAGGTCATGCCGGCCGGCCAGCTGGGCGGCGGCCAGGGCATCGCCCATGACCTCGGCGAAGTCGTCCAGCGACAGCTCGCCGGCGAGCTCGACCAGCCGGCCCTGGAGGTCTTCGAGGCTCTCGGCGTCGTTCACGGCGGCGCGGATGGCGTCGATCTGCGCCTCGATCGTCGGGGCGGCGGCGTCTTCCAGGGTGGCGAGCTGGGCGGCCTGTTCCTCGCCCTCATGGGTGGGCTCGCCCTCGCGCAGGGCAGCCAGCGGGGGCCGTGCCTGTGCCGCCTTGAGCGCGCCGAACGGCGAGTTAGGCGCGGACGGCTTGGGCTGCAGCAGCTCGTCGTCCTCGCCGGCTCGGGGGATGCCGCTCTTCTCGTGGAACCACCACTGGGGAATGCGCGCGCCCATGTCGACGAAGGTGGGCAGGGTCTCCGCCAGGTGCTTGAGATCTTCGGTCTCGCCGGTGTCCAGGTAGAAACGCGGCGCCCGCTGCAGCTTCTCGATGCCGAAGTTGAGCGCGGCCATGGGCCACAGGATGTCGCGGCGGATGCTGCCGGCGTACTGGCGCACGTCGGAACGGATCAGGCTCATCTGGCCGCGCTCGTGGACGTTACCCAGGGCGTTGGTGTTGGTGCCTTCGCCGGTACCGCTGGTCAGGGTACCGCCGAGGATGGCCCGGCCCTTGCTGCGCTCGCACCAGTTCATCATCGCCAGGTAGACGTCCGAACGCCCCTCGGCCGCTTCCATGAAGTCGATGCTCATGCCTTCCGGGATGATGCCGGCGGCGTCCTTGCCCATGTTGACCACAGCCCTCAACAGCGTGGCCTTCTCCTTGTCGGTGGCGTTCTTGGGGTACTTGCCCACGCGCGCCGGCATGCCGTAGATCTCGAGCAGCTCGGCCAGGTCGCCCAGGGCGTAGTTCTGGAACAGGTACGGCCAGACGAGCATGCGGTGCAGGCCCATGCGCGCCACGTAGCCGCCCTTGGCGCGATGACGGTGCTGCACCCAGCCCAGGGGCCACAGCGTCTCGCCGGTGGAGGAGTGGTCGCGCAGGGTGATGAGGTTCTGGTCGTCCGGATGCAGGCGGAACCACGAATGCGGCCGCAGGATCGGCTGCTCGATGTAGCGGGTGGCGCCGTCGCGTGCCCAGGGCAGCTCGAGGTTGGCCCAGCCGTGGCCGATGCCACTGCCCAGGTCGAGCACCAGGTCTTCGACCTCGAGGGCGCTGAATACCTCGGCGGCCTGCTCGGCGGCCTTCTTCTCAGCGCGGCTGGCTCCGTCCGGCGGGACGATCTGCCATTCGAGCTCGGCGGCCAGCTGCCGGCGCTTGCCGAGGTCGGCGCCGATCTGGGCATCCTTCTCCTCCATGTCCTCGAACAGCTCGTGCTGGGCCTTGAGCTGGCCCTGCTCGGCCTCCTCGAGGATCCGGTAGAGCTTGGCCGGCGTCAGACCCTTGGAGGGGTGCTCGGCGAATTCGCGTTTCAGTTGGCCCACCCGGGCCCCTCCGACGCCATCGTCATCGGTCTGCTGTTCGTCCAGAGCCTGGTGGCCACCGCCGAACAAGCGGTTGATGAGTCCCTTGATGGCTACCATGCGCCACCTCCCCAATCGGTCATGATGTCCTCGTCGTCGGCATCGGGATCGAACGCCGACCCGCCGCCCTTTGGCACGCGGATGAAGTCGATCTCGGTGGCGTCATCCAGGCTCGCCGCATAGGCCAATGCCAGCGCGATGGCGGCATCGCCGTGGCGGTTGCGGCCATCCCCCGTCTTGGCATCGGGTAGCTTGGGTACGCCCTTGATCACCTCCAGGGCGCGCAGGTCGTCGGCCACGTCGCGGTCGCGGGGGATCTCGATACCGGCGTCCTCGAAGGCCGCCTTGAACGGCGGCATGTGTTCCAGGTACCAACTCTGGCTGAGCATCACCGCCTCGACCGTGCTGCCGTAGCGCTCCACGGCTTGCTCAGCCAGGTACTGGCCGTTGCCGCGGGCGTCCAGCTTGCCGGCCTGCAGGCGCGGCAGGCGGTCGACGATGTAGCACAGCACCTGTTCCTGTTGCTTGAAGGGCACGTTGCGCAGCTCGACCAAGAACGGCACGCGGCGCAGCAGCTGGGCGGTGGTGGCCATGGGGGCGATCACCGTGAGGTCGCCCGAGCGGCCGAAGTCCTCGCCGAAGGCGTGGGTATCGCGCGGGTCGAGCTGCTCGAGCAGCGGCGCGAGCTCCCGCCGGCACCAGTCCTCGACCTCCAGGGCACGGTAATGCTCCGGCACGGCGTTGAACTCGGCCGAGCCCTCGAAGCGAACGACTGGCGCCTCGACCATGCGCGCCTCGATCAGCGCCCGGCTGAGATAGGCGCCACCGCCGCTCTTGGGCACGCAGTAATACTCCTCGAGGGCGTCCTCCCGGGTGGCGGTGTCGGCCAGCAGGTTGGCCTTCCACTCGTCCTCGGCCTCCTGGCTCCACGCGATCCCGCGCACCTGGCAGATGCGCTGGTAAAGGCCCTGCTCACAGGCGTCATCCAGGGTGAGGCGGTGCACGCTGTAGCGCTTCTTGCCGGAGCGACTGTCCTCGATCAGCTCGTTGAACAGGTTGTCGACGCCGTTATGGGTGCTGATCAGCCGCACCTTGGCGCCCCACATGGTCAAGGCCAGGGCTGCCTTGAGCACCTCGGCGAGTTGCTCGTGGTGGGCGGCCTCATCGATGGTGACGTTGCCTTGCCGGCCGCGCAGGTTGGACGGGCGCGAGCTCAGCGCCTGGATCTTGAAGCCGCTGGCGAAGTGGATGTTGAAGGTCAGGATGTCCTTGTCTTCGTCGTGCAGCACCTCCTGCTGGATGCTGGACGCGGCCCGGTCGAACGCCTTCGCCCACATGGCGCAGGCGTCGATGAACTCGATGGCCATCTCCTTGTTGGAGCCCACGTAGAAGTGGTTGGTACCGCCGGCGGCACGCGAGGCGCTGGCGGTGAGCACCGCATCGGCCGCCTCGCCCCAGGTCAGGCCGGTGCGGCGGCTCTTCTCGGCGATCTTGAGCGTGGCGTCGTCCTCGATCCACGCCTTCTGATAAGGCAGCAGGACGGAGTCGGGCAAGGCAGCGGTCATCAGGCAATCCCCAGGATGTCGCGCTTGATCGCATCAATGGCATCGCGGCTCATGCCCTGGTTGGCCAGGCTGGACTCTGCGGCCTCGGCGGCTTCCTCAGCGGCCCGCTCCCGCTCTTGCTTGCGGATCAGCTCCTCGCGCTTCACGTTCTCGCTGGAGGCTTTCTCCAGTCGGGTCACGGAGAGCGAGAGCTCCTTGACCATCTCGATCACCGCGGGCATCGATTGCTCGGTGAGCTCGCCCTCCTGGAGTTTCAGCGCCAGGTCGAAGGCCATCGATCGGAGCATCTCGTTGACCAGGTGGCCCATCTGCCCCTGGGGCTGGGCGCCGAGCTTGGCGATCCACATCTCGGCGACCTCGCGGGACTGCCGCAGTTTCTCGCCGACCTCGTTCATGCGCACGGCGTAGCGGTTGACCGCCGACTTGCTGAGACGCTCGTCGTGGCCTTCGGCCTCGAGGATCTGGTTGATGCGCTCGGTGGTCTCGAGCTGGGTGACGCGCGGGTCGCGCAGCAGGGCCTGGAGCTGCTCGCGAACGTCGTCGGGCAGCCGCTCGATGGTGCTGACGCGGGCCATCATCAGCCCTCCAGGCGCGGACGCGCCACGCCGGGCACGCGGGCCGCGCCGGTGGCCACGTCCTGGCCGCGGGCGGTCAGCTTGGCCACCTGCACGCTGCCGGCGTCGCTGACGGTGATCAGCCCCTGTTCGGCCAGCCAGGCCAGCTCGGTGCGCAGCGCATCGCGCGAGACCTGATGCCCGAAAGTGCCAAGCACGCTGCGAAGCACGCCTTCGTTATGGCTGTAGCCTGGGTCTTCCTCCAGGGTTTGCAGCACGATCAGCCGCTGGTCGGCCGCGGTGACGTCTCGGAAGCTCATCAGTCCCCTCGCTTGTCGTTCAACAGGTGTTCATGGATCAGGCCGAGCTGGCGGTTGGTGGCCTGAAACTCGCCCGCCAGGCGCTCCATCGTCTCGGTGGCGTTGGTCACCCGCTTGTGCAGAATCGCCAGGTCGCCATGGGTGGGCGCCTGGGCCTGTCGGTTTTCCAGCACGTCCACCCGGCGCTCGATGCCGATCACATGGTTGCGCACCTCCTCGAGGCGCTGCTGCGATTCCTCGCCCATGGTGGTGATTGCCTGGGCATTGGCCTTGCTGCGCTGGGTGATGTGGGTGTAGATGCCGAGGGCCACCAGCCCCACCAGCTGCAGCAGGTCGAGATAGAACTTGCCTTGGCTGTAGTCGAACCCTTCCATGCGTTCCCCTTAGTCGCTGCCCCGGCCGCCGACCCGCTTGGCGATGGCCTCCATGAAGCCGGCCGGCGGGCGCTGACCCGCCGCGACCTGTTTGTCATGGCTGCGCTTGTTGATGTTCACGCCGAGCACCGCCAGGGCGATGCCCCACAGCCCGAGCAGCGCCGACAGCACGGTGCCCAGCGCCCCCACCACGCCCGCCAGATCGCCGGGGGATTGGTAGGCGACCATCCCCAGGATCACGGTGAAGCCGGCCATCTGAATGAACCAGGCGGCCGCGGTGAGATAGCCGTATGTGGGCCGCCAGCGGCGGACGAACGGGTCGTTGCTGGCGGCCTCGGCGCGGATCGTGGCGTTGACCTCCCCCAAGCGGGCCGTCTCAGCTTCGAGAGTCATGCGGGTCAGCTCGCGCTCGTGCTCGGCCTCGAGGCGCCTGAGCTTCTCGATCGCCTCGGGATCGGTGTCGATGGCCTGGGTGATGACCTTGGGATCGGCATTGGTGCCCAGCTCTCTGGCGATCATGCCGATCGCCGCGCCGGTGGCCGGGGTGCCGATCAGCGAGCCGAGCAGCGGCGCCCCCTTGGAGACGGCGCCGGCCACGGCCTCGAGGTCGATGTCGTCGACGAAGTCCTTGAGCCCCATGTCAGCCCCTCCAGCGCGCCGGGCCATCCGAGCGCGTATCGACGTGGGTGAAGTTGGCGTAGCGGCCCACGCTGGAGTACGGGAAGTTCGCCTCGACCCAGTCCTGGACCTCGGCGGGCTTGACGCCCTGGACCTGGATGTCGGCAGCGCGGCCGAGAGTGTGCTGGCTTTGGGTGGCGCCGCCGACCCGGTGGTTATAATCCGGGCAGCGGCAGCCGCTGGTGACGGTGACGGGGGCGTCGAAGTGCTCGCGGATCTCGGACAGGACCATCAGGGTCTCGAGGTCCACGGTGTCGAAGCCGCAGCCGCAGTTGCAGGCGAACTCCGAACGAGCGAAATGGGTGGAGAGCTTTTCGCGGGCCATGCCCACCTCCTGAGCCGGTGATATGCGGGGTGCGATATACGTGGCTTCAGGCTAGGGGCGCGGGGATAGCGGCAGGAAATAAAGAGGTTCAGTCAAACTTCGACCGGTAGGAAACGGTCGGCGGAGGGATGAGGCGAGTCTAGCCCGCCCCTTCGGTGCGCTCAAACATGTCGGGTTGGGTGCGGGCCCGGGCCAGCTTGCGCTGTTCGGCGAGAATGGAATAGATCTGCACCTCGGTGAGATGGAAGCGGCCCGCCAGATCGCTGACGTTGGTACCGTCGAAGCGCTCCCAGATCTCGCGGTCGCGCAGGGCCCGGTCGAGCTGGTCGCCCTTGGGCACGTAGAGGCTGCGACCACCGGCATACTGGGCCAGCGCGCGCACCGCTCGAAAGGCGCGTTCCCGGGCGGTGTCTTCGTCGTCGCCGGCACGGCACAGCGCCGCGCTGATCACCGTTACCATGTCACTCAAGCCCTGCGGCCACTTGCGCAGGATCTCGGGATCCTGGAGGCGTTCCAGGGCGTCTTCGGGGATCTCGAAGCCCATGTCCAGGTTGTCGTCTGCCATCAGCCGTCACCTCCATGCCGCTTGTTGTCGATGATCAGCGCCTGCATCAGGCGCTGGAGCTGGTCGTCGTCGAGCCAGTCGACCCGCTCGACCTGGAACATGCGCTGGGCCATGCCGTCGGCATAGGCCCAGGGCCGGCCGGCATGAGTGAGCAGCGCCTCGACCTTGCCCATCACCACCTTTCGGGTGGCCGGCGGCCGAGGCGACTTGCGCCCGGCCTTCTTCGCCGGCTTGGGCTGCCAGCCCAGTCGCCGGAACTCATGCAGCACGTTACCCACGTTGCGGTTGGTGAGCTGTTTGGCACTGCTGACCCCAGCGGTACGCGCCAGGACCGCCCGATACTCGTCGTCGCTGAGGCCAAGCTGGCTCTTGGCGATATGGATCTGGGCGAGCTTGCCGCGGGAGATCATTGTCGGGCTCCTTGCGCCGCCAGCCGGCGCTGCTTCTTGGCGACTACGGACGGCAGCTGCTCATAGCAGGCCTTACAGGGCTGGCGGCTCTTGCCGTTGCTGCGATAGAAGAACTCGGCATCGTCGGGCCACCACTCGCCGCATTTGCTGCAGCAGCGCTCCGGCCCCAACTCGGTGAATCGAATCCACTTGCTCATGACGCCACCTCGTCGGCCTTGATCTCGAGATCCGGGAAGTGCTTCTTGAGGTGGCTGATCAACGTCTTCGGGCTGTTCCAGATAGGCGACACAATGATGGTGCGTAGCGCGATCATTTCGTCGGCCTTCTTCTTACCGAAAACCCGCTTAAGCCTGGAGTACTCCTTCAGGGGCCACGCGCGGCGATTGCGCGGGCGATAGAAGCGCCCCTCCGGGTGCTCAGGGCGCCCGTGCTCGTCGACGCTCGTCCACTTGCCCTTGATCCAACCATCGACATAGGTCTCGATCACCAGCCGCTCGCCGTCGACGCGCTTGTAAAACGCCACCTCATGGCCATCGGCGATCACGGTGATGGTGCCGAAAGCACCCTTGAGCGATCCCGCTATCTGCTGCCACTTGTCCATCATGTACCTCGTTGGCTGCTCATCAGGCCCGGCGCACCACCGCCGGACGACGCCCCCTCGGGGGCGTTTCGCTTATACCCCCGCGATGTCGAGGCTGATGGACTGATACTGGTCGCTGTCGCCGACCCGCTCGTAGAGGCGGATGTAGCTCTTGGAGCCGGTGACCTGGACCGCGTCGGAGATGGCATCCATGGCCTTTCGCCAGCGGTCGTCCTGGATGTCGAGCCGACGCAGGCTGAGCACCTGGCCGGTGCGGATGTTGCCGGCCTGGTCGACCCGGAAGGCGTCCTGGACGATGGTCGCGATCTCGGGCCGGGCATCGGCGGTCCACTCGCGCAGGCAGTCGTCGATCAGCTCCTTGGCGGCCTGCAGGCGCTCGTCGAAGGTGATGTTCTCCTGGATGGCGCGCACGACCTTGTAGCGGCCGTTGAAGCTGACCAGCTGGACGTTGCCCTTCTTGCCGCCGAGCTGGACGTCGTACTCCTGGGCCGACTGGTCGATGAGGCCCTGGATCTCGCTGAAGGCATCGGCCTTGAAGGCCTTGAGCTGCTCGCGCAGCTGGCGGCCACGCTCGACCAGGGATAGCACCAGGTCATCACGCAGCTGGTCGACGGGCTTGATCTGGTCCTCCGGCACCAGGCGGCCCTGGTGGTCCTGGCGGTAGCCTTCGGGGATTCGGGTGGGCGCGTTCATTGGGCGTCTCCATAGCGTTGTTCGAGTTGGATGTCGCGGCGCACCTGTTCGATGGCATCCAGGTAGCGCTGGGTATGCGGCCCGTGCAGGCAGATGAAGGCCGCGTGAGGCTGAAACTGATGGCTGCTGACGATGGCCACGGCGATCTGTTCGCGCTGTTCGGCGCCCAGGTCGCGCAGCAGCTGGCTGACGGGGGCGTCACCGATCTCAGCGGCATCGATCAGGCGCAGAGCGGGATTGGGGAATGTCATGTCAGGCACCTCGCTTGGCGAAATTGGCCGCATTGCTGCGGGCGGGATGGCGGTGGTGGTGCAGCGGCTCGATGATGGCGCCGTTGCGCCGAGGCAGATGGGTCAACGGGCGTTGCGCCTTCTCGGCGTCGGCACGCCACTGGGCCTGCAGTTCATCGAGGTCGATCAGCTCGCCTCGCTCGATGGCGGGCGTGTTGCCCTGGTCACCCATACCCAGCCCGGTATCCCAGCGCTGCCAGATGCGCAGGGCGGCGGCCTGCTGGGCGGGCAGCAGTGGCTCGTTGGTCAACGCCAGCATCTCGTAGCGCAGGACATTGGCCAGGTACTGCTCGAGGTTGATGCCGTAGCGCGCTAGGCGCAGCAGCATGAAGCGGTCGGCATAGTACTCGAGCTCGGCGTCGCTATAGGTGCGCATCGTGGGCCTCCATCAGTTCCCGCAGGGCGATGACGGTGTGGGCACAGCCGCACTCGTCGAGGATCTTCTCCAGGTCCGGGCGCGGCAGCGTCAGGCTGTCGTGGCGCTCGCCGAGCCGCCGGATGGCGAGGATCGGCCGCCGGCAGTGGGCGCAGCGGTGGTCGCTGTCGACCTCCCGGTGGCCCAGCGGGCCATGCACCGGGCAGGCGTAGCGGGGCCGCGGGTCGGCCGGCTGCGGCGGACGGTAGGGGCTGCGAATGATCGGGGCGGTTTCGTGGCTCATGATTCCGGCTCCTGTTCTTGCGGGCGCGGCGCACCTTCCAGCAGTTGGCCCAGACGCTTGGGGCCTCCCGGTTGCGGCTGGGGCTTGGCTGGCCCCTGGCCGGCCAGGCGGCGATGCTCGGCCAGGACGTCTTCGGTGGAGCGCTCGCCGCGGCTGGGGGCCGGGGCGCGATTCGCGCCCGCTTTGGCACCGCTGCGTGCCGCTTCCTCGCGCTGGCGTTCGGCGTCGGCATCGGCCTTGTCCGCCACCCCGGCGACCACCTCGAAGAGGTAGCCGTGGCTCTGCAGCGGCAGTTTGGCCGGCGGGCGTTCAAGCAGCTTGTCCAGGGCGGTGGCCCAGACATGGACCGGCGCCGGTCGGCTGACGCCGCTGCGCTGAATGCGGCCCTCGGCGATGGCGTCGCGCAGCTCGGTGAGCAGGCGCAGCGCCTTGGCGCCCGCCAGGGCCTTGCGCTGGGGCCGGAACAGGCCGAGGTAGCGCACCACGCGCGGGCCGAGGGTCGAGGGGATCTCGAGCGCGGCGGCCAGCGCCTGGTTGTGCTCGCCCTGGGCGACGAAGGCGGCCATGTCACCAGCGAAGCCGCACTCGGGGCAGATGCCTCGCAGGCTCATGCGACACCTCCCCGGCGGCTCGCCGCCATCATCTCGGTGGCCCAGATAGTGTTCTGCAGCTCGCTGGCCAGACGCTTGGCCTGCTCGAGGCTGAGGTCGTAGAGCGCGTGTTCGCGCAGGCCGTCGTCGCCGTCTCGCCCCATCAGTAGACCGATATTGGTGCCCTGGGCATTGGCGGGCTCGCCGATCACGGCATAGCTGGTGCGTGGCTGAATATTGCTAGGCGTGTTCATGACTCACCTCGCGGATGCTGGGGGCTGCCGGGGTGGTGCGGGCAGGCCTGGCAGGTGCGCCAGTCGCGCATCGCCATGGGGTTGTGGGTAGGCGCCGGGCGTTGGCAATACTCCCGGCATTGCTGGCTGCTGATCGTCTTGCCCTGGGCGGGACATTCGAGACCGTCCAGGGCGGCCAGCACGCGGCGCTCGACGCCGGCGGTGCTTGGGCTGGGGTAGCGGTTGGCCAGCGCCAGGGCGACGGTAGAGCGCGACATGCCGATGCGCTTGCCGGCCAGCTGGCGGTTGCTGGCTTCCACCTCGGCCGCCAGCAGCCGGATCCAGCGTGGCGGCTCGTCACCCCAGGCGGAGATGTCGACGGGCCGGGTGCGTCGTGCGCTCATGCCTCACCTCCTTCCGTGTGGGTGACGTGCTGATAGACGACCTCGCCCCGATTGGGGTCGAAGAGGTTCTTGGTGCGCTGGATCATCGGCGCCTTGGGCCCGCTCCAGCGGCTGGGGATCAGCCGGTAGCGGGTGGCGATGCCGGGGCTGCCCTCGCGGGTGATGCCCAGATACCCGGCCTGCTGCAGGTAGTGGCAATATTCCTCGGCGGTGGTGCGCTTGATCGGCGAGGCAGGCGTGCTGGCGGCATCGGCCAGCTCGGCGGCGGTGAAGTCGCCGAGGATCTTGAGCGTGCGCCACAGCTGTTCGCGGCCGGGTGGCGGCAGCTCGGTGCCGTTGCGGCGAACGCGGGGCGCTTCGACACCGATGTCGCGGGCCAGGTGGAACGGCACCGGTTGGCCCGGCTTGCGCGGAGCGTCGCTGCGCTTGATGTAGCCGGCGCGCTCCAGGCCTTCCATGTAATCGCGCGGGCGGCTGATCGGGGCCTCCGGCCCCATCACCAGCCACACATCGCGCACGGTGAATTCGCCCTGGGCGTTGAGCCGGCGCATGGTTTCCCACATGGCCTGGCGATCGCTCTTGGGCCCGGCGGCGGCAAGGTGTACGGGTTTACGGCTCATCATCACCCCCGACGCGCTGGTGCTTGGCCGGTGTGGATCTCGCGATCCCCCCACTCCTTGAGCCCGACCAGGGTCCAGCCGTTGGCCAGGGCCTCGGCGTGGATCTGGTAGAGGTTGACCGCGACCCGGCGCAGGCAGCCGCCGACGCGGGTGTTGACCATCTCCAGCAGGTCGTCGTCGATCTCGATCTCGGGGTAGCTCTTGGCGGCCAGCAGGCTGACGTCGTCCAGGCTGGCCGGCTGGGCGGGCACCCATTCCAGCACCCGGTTGTGCAGCCGCTCGAGGCGCCGGCTCATGGCGGTGGGCACGTGCTCCTCGCCGATCAGGATCAGCGTGCCCTGGCTGGCCTCGTAGAGGTCGGTGATGAGGTTGGCAGCAGCCTTCTCCAGGATGTACTGGACGTCGTCGATGATCAGCGGGCGGCCGGAGCGGCTGAGCTGCTCGGCGACCTGGTCGATCATGTCGTTCAACGTCTTGGTGGGCGTGATACCCATCTCGCGCAGCATGGCCTGTACGAACGCCTTCTTGGTGAAGGACTCGCGGCACTGCAGGTAATAGGCGCGGTGCAGGTTGGCGGTATAGGCCGCGGCCAGGCTCTTGCCGTAGCCGCTGAAGCCGTACATCACCGCGATGCCCGGCAGTTCCGGCGGGCGGTTGGTGACGTTCTCCACGGCGCTGGCCAGGAGGCCGACATTGGTCAGTGGTACAATGGTGTTGACGCTCATCTCATCTCCTATGGGACTTTCGGGTGTCACGGGCCATGCGCTCACATGGCCCTTCGGGTGCCGGGGGATGGCTGTCCCTCGGCATCCATCACGCGCTGAATGGCGCGGAATCCTGTCGTTTTCGGGTAGCTCTGCCACCACGCTTTTTCCTGCTCGCCGAGCGGCTCGCCCTGGGCCTGACGGGCGTCGAGCCGTTGCCAGAGGCGATAGCGCTGGGTGGGGTCGCGGGGAATCTCGAAGCGGTCTTCCTGGGGCGCGGCGAGTTCGCGGGCCTTGGCTCTGGCGGCCTCGAGCTTCTGCTCGCTGTAGTTCGCTCGCGGGGCCGGCTCGACGGTGCGGATCTCGACCTCTTGCCCGGTGATGGTCTTGGCCTTTTTCTGCAGGCGGTTCAGCTGGCCGCGCTCACGCTTCTCGGCGGCGCGCTGGATCATGGTCCGCGGCATCGCGTCGGTGGCATTGCCGTCGAGGACGGCCTCGCCAATCCATTCGCCCTCGAGGGTGTAGACGCCTACCGCACTGGCGTCGCGATAGTCCCAGGCCACCTTCACTTCCTCGCCGTGGAAGTCGTTCAGCTCGCGCAGGAAGTAGAGGTTGCCGGCGTAGCGAACTTCGCCGCGGTGGGTCTTGCGGGTCTCCTGCGGACGCATCAGGGTGGCGATCACCTCGGCCGGCGCGGTCAGCGCCTCGAAGCCTTCGGCTTCGGCCGACTTCCAGGCCTCCATGGGGCTGCGATGCCGCATCCGGCCCGTCTCCAGGTCACGGATCTTCGTCAGGCCCTTGTGGGGGCGATGGTTGTAGGCGTCCAGCGCCTCGTTGAGGCGGTCGAAGAACTCCTGGAAGGTCGGCAGCTGCGCCGGCTTGAGACCCTGGGCGATGTCGCGGCGCGACAGCTTGTGGGCGCGGCCGGCGGCTTCGGGGTCCATGTCGGCGCCGATATAGCTGGGCATCGTCTTGGCCAGCCGCACCAGGGTGGACTGGTGGGCGCGCTCGATGACGCCGCGCGCCTGGGAGTTATAGGGCAGCGAGTGGGTGATGGTGCCACCCAGGCGATCGACCACTTCGTAGATGGACTCGTTGGCGAAGCCGGAGCCGTTGTCGACGTAGAAGAGGTTGAACATGCCGGCGCGGCTGACGGCGTCGCGCAGGGCGTCCAGCGTAGCCAGCGTGCTTTCAGCCAGGTTGATGGCGAAGCCGACGATCCGCCGCGTGCCCCAGTCGATGATCAGCGTGACCTCGGGGCGGAAGGCCTGGCCGGTCAGCGGGTTGATCACCTCGGCGTCGAAGGTGTGGCCATCGGCCACCCAGACGTCGTTGGGGAACAGGCCATCCGACTTGCGCCGCTTGAACGGCTGAAGCGCCTTGAGCTCGCGCGGCCCCATGCGGCCACGCTCGCGGGCCTCGGGCGTCAGCTTGGCCAGGAAGCGACGCACTTGGTGGATGCTGGGATGCGGCGGCTCGGTCTGCTCGACCAGCTGCTGATAGGCGGCCTCGACGCTGGGCTTCTGCGGGCGCTGGTAGCGCTTGAGAAAGTCACCGGCCCAGGGCGGCATGCTCATGTCGGCCTTGCGGCGCTTCGGCGCCAGCCCGGCCTCGCCGTGTTTCTTGAAGGCGGCGACCCAGCGCTTGAGAGTGCGCTCGCTGAGGGTGCGGGTCTCGGTCTTGCGATCGTTGGCAATCGAGGCGCGCTCGGCCAGATATGGCGAGAGGTCACCTTCCTCGGCCAGGGCGACGAGGGTCTGGATGGCGCGCTGCTGGCTGACCATCTGGCTCATGCGCTGGATCTCGCGCACGAAGGCCACGCGGGCGGCCATCACCCGGCGCTGGGTGTCGGTGAGGCGACGCGTCTCGGCGGTCTCGGCCTGGGGCTCCGACGCCGGCTCGGCTTCAACCGCATCCGGCTCCGGCTCGCCGACGGCCTGGGCGATCAGGGCGTTCTGGGTCTCGGCCGGGAGCACCGCGAAGGCGAACTCGTAGCCACCACCGCGGCCCATGCGTTTCTGGGCTTCCCAGGCTTGAGCCTTGGCGCGGGCGTTCACCCCTTGCACCGTACCCGGCATCCCGGGCAGTCCGGCGAGCTCCTTGGCGGTAAACCAGCTGCGGGTCATGGGCGAGGTCTTGGCGTTCATTCAGCGTCTCCCATCAGCCGCTTCAACTCGCGCATATCGCTCTGGATCTTGTCGCGCATCCGCTGCAGCTTGCCGTACTGCGCGTCGAGGGCTTCACGTCCGTAGGCCACTCGACCGCCGCGCAGATGCACCAGCCAGTCGGTAAAGGCATGGCTGTGGCACACCTCCTCAAGCAGCGGCACACGATAGAGCGGAATGTTGTGGTCGGCGCGGGCCGGGGAGCTCCAGGCGTCAAGCATGTTCTTGGAGACGTCATCACCGGAAAGCCGGCTCATCTGCGCGGCCACCTCGTAGCGATCCATCTCGGCGTGCTTGAGCACGCCGCCCACCAGCTCGCTGACCTGGGCGGCATAGTTGCCACTGCCCGGCGCGGGCACGACGGGCTGGGGAACTTCAAAGAGATCAATCGTGGCGCCATCGCGAACACGCTTCATGGTCATGCCTCCTGAGCCAGTTGACGGTGCGCGATAGCGTTAGAGTCGCTAACATGGGTACTTGATGTTGATGCGCTCTTTTCCGCTCTTTTGGGACGCTGACGCGATGGCGTGCCATCTGCGTTCCAGCGCTCAGGCCAGACCTGGCCGGGGTGCAGGTCGAGCTGCTGAGCAATGGCCCGCTCGACGCGCGGATACGGCAAGTACTTGGCATTGAGGACCGCGGCGCGGCTGACTTTCAGCTGGTTGGCCACCTTGGCAAGCGAACTGCCACGGGTGCGCAGCTGATACTTCAGCCACTCCCAGCGCTGCTCGGGGTTCAGCGGAATGTCCATGCTCATGGCGTTACCTCGTGGGCGCTTATCCGCGCTGTCTATCGTGAACATGGTCATAAACATAGCGCGTTAGAGCTAGAAAGATCAAGCGCAAAAGCGCTTTCATGTTCTCAAAAGAGCTGACCGCGTCCTCGATAGAGCTAAATCAAAACGGAATCAGATACTTATGGCGAACTTGAAAGAGCTAGACGAAGGCGAGGACAGGCTTTCAAGTTCTCGAAAGGAACTTGAAAGCAGCTTTATCGCGCGAATGGAGTTCTGTGCGAGGAGCGTGGGTAGCGTTTCCGCGCTTGCAAAGGCGGCCGGAATCTCTCAGAGCGGGATCCGGCGATACTTCACCGGCGGCGAACCCTCGCGGCCCCAGCTCATCGCCATCGCCAAGGCGGCCGGTGTCGGCGTGGCATGGCTGGCAGCGGGTGAAGAGGAAGAGCAACAAGCAGGGACGGGCTATCCCAAGGACGAGCCACTCGAGACTCAGGAGGTGGGGGAGCAACTGCCCGGCGTGCTGGACGACTATGCTTTCGTCCCGCTCTACGACGCGCAGTGCAGCGCTGGTGGCGGTGCCTGGAACGAGAACTGTCGGGTGCTGACGCATCTGTCGTTCACCCGCTACAGCCTGCGCAAACAAGGCCTCACGCCTGAGCACCTGTCAGCAATCCGGGTGGACGGCGACTCGATGGAGCCGGTGCTGCACAGCGGCGACACCGTGCTCATCGACCACACCAGGACCACGATCGAGGGCGAAGGGATATACGTCATCCGCCTGGACGACCATCTCTACGCCAAGCGGCTGCAGCGCCACTTCGACGGCTTGGCCATCATCAGCGAGAACCACGCGTATGAGCGGATCACCGTTCCACGCGACCGCCTCGAGGAGCTCGAGGTCATCGGCCGCGCTGTCTGGGCAGCCGGCTGGCTATAAAGGAGAGAGTCATGAAAGGAACGCTGGTTGGCGTGAACCGTCGCAAGGGCTTCATTGCGATTCGAACCGAGGAAGGCGAGCTGACAGTTGCCGAGCTCCTGGGCGGCTATGAGGTTGAACTCGAAGACGAAATTCGGGGCGACCTCAATGCCCTCGGTGGCGAGACATTCTATAACATCACCCAGGATGAAGAGTTGGATGTCTACGTCCAGGGCGTCCAGTGCTCAAACCGGCACGCTCGGCTGCTGATGGGGTAGCATTCTCGGCGGTGCCAAAAGCACAGCAAAAAGGGCCGCCTCGATCTGAGACGGCCCTTTTTCAGTCTTGCACCGCTTTGGCACTGTATATCGCGCTGACATCCTCTGAAACCCGCGTCACTCTGGGCTTCTTCCCACCAGCTCCCGTTTATCCTCGTAAAATCCCGCTCGGGCCATATCTCCCGCTAACCCACACACCGGCGCCCGAAGGCGCCGGCGGTCACGGGGCCTCAGGGCAGCTCGCGGCGATTCAGGAAGGCGGTCAGCACCCGGGTCAGGTGCGCCACATCCCTGGCGCCCGCGGTCTCGCGGATCGAGTGCATGGCCCACTGGGGCACGCCCACGTCCAGGGTCGGCACGCCGAGCTCGGTGGCGGTGATCGGACCGATGGTGCTACCGCAGCCCATGTCGGCACGGGTCACGAAGGTCTGCACCGGCACCTCGGCCTCCTGGCACAGCGTGCGGAACAGCGCCGCGGTAGCGCTGTTGGTGGCGTAGCGCTGATTGGCGTTGACCTTGATCACCGGCCCCTCGTTGAGCGCCGGACCGTGAGCGGCGTCGTGCTTGTCGAGGAAGTTCGGGTGCAAGGCGTGGGCATTGTCGCAGGAGATCATCCGCGAGGCCTGAATCAGACGGATGAATTCTTCCTCGCTGCCGTCACCCAGCTGGGCACTGACCCGCCGCAGCACGTCGCCCAGGAAGGGCCCCTGGGCGCCGCAGGCGCTGGCGCTGCCCACTTCCTCGTGATCGTTGGCCACCAGCACCGCCCCCTGCGTCCCGTCTGAATCGAGGAGGGCCTCAAGGCCGATGAAGCACGACAGCAGGTTGTCGAGCCGCGCCGAGGCGATCAGCTCGCCTTCCACGCCGACCCGGGCCGGCGGCTGCATGTCGTGGAAGCCGAGCTCGAAGTCGACGATCTCCACATCGCCGAGGTCATGTTCGGCCGCCAGCCAGGTTCGCAGCAGACGATCCAGATCGGCCGACTCGCCGCCCTGAAGGAAGACCGGCGCCATCTGGGTCTGGGCATTGATCGCCCGGCCGCTGTTGGCCTCGCGGTCGAGGTGGATCGCCAGGCTCGGAATGATCGCCACGGCGCGATCGACGTTGAGCAGCACGCCTTCCAGACGGCCGTCGGGATGACGCACGTGAACCCGGCCGGCGAGCCCCAGATCGCGGTCGTACCAGGGCGCCAGCAGCGCCCCGCCGTACACCTCGACGCCGAGCTGCAGCCAGCCGGCGGCGGTCTGCGGCGCATGAGGCTTGAGGCGCAGTCCGGGACTGTCGGTGTGGGCGCCGATCATGCGCAGCGCCGTGAGCGGTTCGCTCGGCAGCTGCAGGGCAATGATCGAGGAATCGTTGCGCGTCACGTAGACCCGCTCGCCGGGCGTCAGCTGCCAGGCCTGTGTCTCGTCGAGGCGCCGGAAGCCTTCGGCCTCGAGGCGCTCGGCCATGTTGGCCGTGGCGTGCCAGGGCGTGGGCGAACGGCGCAGGAAGTCGAGCAGTCGCTCGAGCGGGGCATCCTGGGGCATGGGACTCCTCTCGGTGTCGCATCTTGGGGGCATGGGACTCGACCGAGCTGCTACAATGGCGGTTCTGTCCGTGCAACTCGTGAGCCGAATCACGGTCTGGACGCTAGAGTGTACATGAATCCGGGAGTGCTTCATCGATGAGCCTGTTTGTGACCCTGGGTCGTGCCGCGGCCCTGGCCCTGCTGCTGGGCAGCGTCCCGGCCCAGGCGGCGATCACCGCCACCGACGCCCAGCGCGAGGCCGCCGTGGAGGTGGCCGAATCGCTGCGCTACGGCCACTACGCGGATATCCGCTTCGACGACGAGTGGTCGAAGCAGGCCTTCGAGCGCTATCTGGAACTGCTCGACGGCCAGCGGGCCTACCTGCTCGCCGATGACGTCGACGAGTTCGCGGACCTGTCGACCGCCATGGACGATGCCGTCCTCGACGGCGATCTCGACCGCCCCTACGCGCTCTACCAGCGCTATCACGAGCGCGCCGAAGCACGCCTGGAGTGGCTGCTCGAGCGCGTCGATGCAGGCCTCGACTTCGACTTCGACGGCAACCAGCGGATGGTCCTGGATCGCAAGGACGCCCCCTGGCCCCGCCGCACCGCATCGCTGGACGAGCTGTGGCAGAAGCGCCTGCAGAATGCCGCCCTGACGCTGTCGCTCAGCGACCAGAGCCCGGAAGAGGTCGAAGAAACCCTCCACGATCGCTACGAGAACCAGCTGAACCGCCTGCGCCAGGCCAACGCCGAGGACGTCTTCGGCCTGATGATGGCCGCCGTGACCGGCAGCATCGACCCGCACAGCGAGTACCTGTCGCCGCGCCAGAGCGAGTCCTTCGACATCCAGATGCGCCTGTCCCTGGAAGGCATCGGCGCCCTGCTCCAGGCCGATGGCGAGTACGTCAAGGTCGCGAGCCTGGTGCCCGGCGGCCCCGCCGAGAAAGCCGGCGTGCTCAAGCCCGCCGATCGCATCATCGGCGTCGGCCAGGAAGACGAGGAGGTGGTCAACGTGGTCGGCATGCGCCTCGACGACGTGGTCGACATGATCCGCGGCCCCAAGGGCTCGGTGGTGCGCCTCGACGTGGTGCCCGCCCAGGCCGTCGATACCACCCGTTCCAAGGTGGTCGAGATCACCCGCGACACCGTCAAGCTCGAGGACCAGGCCGCCCAGAGCGAGGTCATCGAGGTCGAGCGCGAGGACGGCATGCATCGCCTGGGCGTCATCGAGGTGCCGGCCTTCTACGTCGACTTCGATGCCTGGCAGGCCGGCGAGCCGGACTACCGCAGCACCACCCGCGACGTGGCCAAGGAAGTCGAACGGCTCAAGGACGAGAACGTGGAAGGCATCGTGCTCGACCTGCGCAACAACGGGGGCGGCGCCCTTCAGGAGGCCAACTCGCTGATCGGCCTGTTCATCGATCGCGGCCCCACCGTTCAGGTGCGCGACGCCCAGGGCCGCATCAGCCTCTACGGCGATACCGACAGCGGCACCCTCTACGACGGTCCGCTGGCGGTGCTGGTCAACCGGCTCTCGGCCTCGGCCTCAGAAATCTTCGCCGGCGCCATTCAGGATTACGGGCGCGGCCTGGTGGTCGGCGGCGACACCTTCGGCAAGGGCACCGTGCAGACCCTCGACGAACTCAACCACGGCCAGCTCAAGCTGACCCGCGCCAAGTTCTACCGCATCTCCGGCGAGAGCACCCAGCATCGCGGCGTCACGCCCGACATCAGCTTCCCGAGCCTGATCGACCCGGAGCTCATCGGCGAGAGCAGCCTCGACAACGCCCTGGCCTGGGATCAGGTGCGCAAGGTCCAGTACCGCCGCTACGGCCAGCCGGAGCGCTATCTGGAGACCCTTCGCCAACGGCATCAACAGCGTGCCGACCTGCACCCCAACTTCCACTACCTGGAGCGCGAGGCCGAGCTCGCCGAGCGGCTGCGCGAGCAGCACACCAGCGTCAGCCTCAATCGCGAACAGCGTCAGCGCGAGGCCGAGGCCCAGGAGGCCGAACAGCTGGCCCTGGAGAACCAGCGCCGTGAGGCCCTGGGCCTGGAGCCGCTGGAGGAGTGGACGGACGCCCGCGACGAGGATACCGAACAGGCCGAGCCGATCGATCGCGCCCAGGTGATGGAGAGCGCCGAGATCCTGCTCGACTACGCCCGTCTCGACCACGGCCTGCGGCTCGCCGACTACGGCGACTGAGCCCTTCCCACCCTCGCCACGCACGACGCCGGGCCCTGCGCCCGGCGTCGCCGTTTGGCACGGAACACATCACGCGAACGAAACGGACAGACACGACGAATGCCGGCAGGAGGCCGGTAGCATCACGATGACATCGGGAAAGACGTCAGAACGGGGAATTCAGGGAATCAGCGGAGACGGCTGGATAACAAGCATTGGCTCCCCGAACAGGACTCGAACCTGTGACCCAATGATTAACAGTCATTTGCTCTACCAACTGAGCTATCGGGGAACGACTTGTTTGCCCGGACGGGCTGACCTCAGAGGCCTGATGGCCGGAATCTGACGGTCTGGAAGAGGTAAAAGGTGGCTCCCCGAACAGGACTCGAACCTGTGACCCAATGATTAACAGTCATTTGCTCTACCAACTGAGCTATCGGGGAATGACCTTTTTTACCGTTCGACACCTTTCAGTGCCGCTGTGCTCGTTGCTCTGGGACGAAGCTGGCTCCCCGAACAGGACTC